GGCATCAGGCTGGTTTTGAGTGCCAAGATCAACAATCATTGAGACATATCCAACCAGCGTTTCGCGCTCTTGAAGACCAGCAGTTTCTACAACATACTGGTTTAGTTCATCAAAATTCACATTGGATTTTTCTGATTTTCCGGCATTCTGGGATGCACCGTAAACTTCAAACATATTATATTCCTTTTAAAATTAACTCTTTCTTATGAGTCTTACATTTTGGACTGATTTATGTATAATCTAGACAATCAAATTAGTGAGCCTCCGGTGATGTATTGTAAAGGAATCATTGGGACAGGTGGATAGAATATCAACGCACTTCCGATGATGGAACATACTTGATAATAGTGATATTACATTCAAGACCACCATAATTCTTTTTGAAACGTCGTGCAATGTCGCGTGTTTCACACAGACGAACAACAGAGTTGGTGTTTTTATTATAAACAGCCCAAAGTGCTTCACGAATTTGCATATGTCTCTCCTTACGTTTTTAGTGTGCTTGTCTCTCCAAGCTGTCACCACAGCCTGCTATAGCAGGTTTGCATCCCATGTTCTTGGCAGGTGGTTCGCCTGTGTTAGCTCCACATGGTAGGGGTGGGTTCGCCCGCCACAGGCTTACCAGTCTTCCGTCTTTCGACGTATGGCTCCGACAAACTAGTTAATATGGCGTACCGGGAAGGAATCGAACCCTCAACCTGCGGATTTGGAGGCCGCTGCTCTGCCAATTGAGCTACCGATACAAGGAATGTGGTGGGCTGTCAGGGTTACGATCCCCGCCTTATCTGTTATGAGCAGATTACTATCAACCAGTTAGTTACCAGCCCGTTGTTTTACCATTAAACTACACCACTTTTGTTTGGCGACCACGGAAAGATTCCAACTTTCACCTGAGATTTTAGAAGAATCTTGCTCTTGCATTTAAGCTACGTGGTCAAATACATCCGAACGAAGTGAGGATCATTCACCGTCACCGGGGATGCCGTTAGAGTCTGGTTTCATCAGCATGGGCCTTTTCCTAAGTATGTGTTCCAGTGGGCGCCATGGCAACACAATTCTTATCCCACTCTAATGACCCTCACTTCGTTCGGATGTGGTATTAAGTTTAATCGAACCTACTTAGTCAGCGGCGTCAGATTTACAGTCTGGGGCAGCACACGCCATAGCTGCAAGACGCCCAACTTCAAAAACCGAAAACACTGACTCCCGGACACGGAATCGAACCATCCCTACACAATCTGGCGTTCGGGCCGAATTATCATGGGCATCCCTGCTCCCGAACGAGCGCCTGATGGCCCGGGAGTCAGTGTTCTCGAACAACTGGTAGACCGTGCGGGATTCGAACCCGTGGTCTCCTGCGTGACAGGCAGGTGCATCGTGAAACAGATATTACTGAACGTAGAGAAGATACTACAACATTCTGAACCTCTTGTCAAGAATTATTTGTAGTGACCAACTGCCTACTGCCTGCTGTGAAACCTAGAACTTCTCAATCAATAACTACATTGTAGAGCATACTGCCCAGATTGTCAAGCCCCCTTCGGGGCTTGTTCTACGCAACACCCTCAATCAACTTCTTAGCTTCCTGAAGATAATATTCAAAGTTTAGGTCATTTCTGGTGAAGTCTCGAATGTCGTTACAAGTTTTAACAGACCACTCAACATCAATACCGAGCCTTCTCCACTCACCACCCTCTTCCAGTGGGGGCATAATTTTGATTAGATTACCACCCTCTTTAGAGGGATAATATCTGCAAATGTTCTGCTGGTCAATCTCTTCTCCATCAGGCATCACAAGAACAAGTTTAGATGAACGAGGTACTTTAGTGCGGCACATGAAATCCCACTTGTTTTCATGCAGAAGAATAAACTCTTCATAGTCCCACAGGTTGAGTAAATGACCAACAACGGATGTAGGAATCACTAAAGCTGAATGATTCTTGTGCCACCCAAGTTTGGTGTAATCAGCAAACTCGTAAGCACCTTTGGTTTTTACTTTACCGGATGAAATAAGGGAAATTAATGAATTATATTCAGTCATTTACGCTGATCCTTTCAATGGTATATTGTTTCCATTTAACTTTATCTGTTTTCTTTCTGTGGAATTCGCTAATGACATTAGCTAAACCTCGTTCTTTCAGTTGTCTGTGTAGTAGTTCTTCGGTGTTACCAAAATTATCAGTAACTCTGTATGTGTATTTAGTTAAATTCTTAGTCATAACATCTGACTGGCCGCCTCTATCTCTATTCGACCAAGATTCTTTCATTTTACTCGAATGCTCACTCCTCACACCACTCGACCACTCGTTCTTTAAGCGTTCAGAAATCTTTATGCTGGTTAATTCATGTACTATCATTCCGCTAGACGTATCAATGCGTAAGTTATAACCGAATTCTGGATCAAAAGAGTTGTAGTAGATCATCCAGTACAATTCACGTTCAGAACATTTATCAAGACTACAGTATTCTAATACAGAAAACTCAAAGTTAGAGAAACCATATTTGTTCATACTATTCAACAGATAGTGATTAACGTGACCCACTCGTTGTTTCTTATAATCGTACTCGTACTGATACCATCTCTGTTTAAAATTCTTGGTTTTACCAACATAAACTTTTCCATTAGTTTTATTTCTTATCAGATAAATGCCCGACTCCATTCACTACTCCTTAACTGCAATATACGAATTGACATCTCGAATCCACATGGTTTTGTATGTATCACCTTCCATGATTAGACCAGTAATGTCTTCCCACCATTTCACCCATTTATCAGCCTCTGAAATCATTTCAACATCGACCGTGTATTCAAAACCATCGGTGTTGCACATGATAATTTCTGCACCACAATGGTCAATCAGTTTTTCAATGAGCATACACAATGACAGTTGCCCGCCGATTGTAATCGTCATAGTGTAAGCAGGATCATAGAGAGGGCTAAACTCGTTGTTACTATCACCATATGTACCATTAAGTGCCAGCTTCAACGCTGCATTCGTTGCACTACCCTTAGGACTTGCTTTACGCATTTCGTACAGATCTTTATATACCTTACAAAATGTCTTACCAAGGTGTGCCGGATAGACTTCATTTGCAATAGCCAAGTTGGGGTAATAGCTCGCAACGTCAAGGGTGCGAATCTTACGCTTCTCAGTGGAATGAATCGTGCCCTGTTTCGCTCCGTGAATGCCACCTGTGCCGTAGTCAAACCTGAATCCGTTAATTACAACGTTAAGAGTTTCAGCTAGATTGTGACACCAATAATAGCTTTTAGCTCCTTTTGGACTTTTAAGTTCTTTCTCTTCAATCCAACCAAGAGGATATTCTTTACGAAGTTCGTTAATCTGTTCCTCAGTTGGAACATACCGCTTATTCTTTTTGTCAATTGGATCAGATAGTTTCTTTTTCTTAACGACCACTTGGGCATACTTGGCAACGTCTCCAAGATTGTGTTCAATAATATCACTGAATACACCCTTAGTTTCAGAAATCACCTGCCTTTTAAACCATTCCAAAACAGCTTTAAACTCAGGTCGGTCAAACTGAATATATGGAAGAATGCAATCTTTGATTACAATCTGACTGCGTTTTGTTTGGCTAATCTTTCGACCCCGAGCAGTTTGAGTGTAACAAACGCCTGGACGTTCTGCTTCCAGTGAGTTAATAAACAACTGCTTGCCAATCTTGGTGTCATTAAAATTCGTGCAGTCAAACCCAAATTGTTCAGTGAGTTCATTACGAAGTTTAAGAGCTTCGTATGAGTAATTGTAAAACTTCAGTGTTTGAAGAACATCATGTTTGTTATATTTGATTAGTTTGTCAATCTCATTATCAGAAAGGACTTTCCCTACAGGAAAGGGGAGGTCTTCAATATTATCACTACGCATATTAAACTCAAGCATCTTCAACGACGTTGATCGGGCTTTATTATCAAAGTGATGAACAAGATACAGATCAACTTGAGGAATAATAACCTCGTTGTCTTTAATACGCTTACCAAAGCGATCATCAGATTGAGAGTTGATAATATCCATTGCTACCTTATAAATAGCTTTTGCTGTAATCTTGAACTTTTTTTCAGACTTAAACGCTTCTCTTGCTTTAGTTAAGATGTGATGAACAATTGGGTAGTCAAATCCGATGTTATTGAACCCGACCATACGATGCTTGTGACGAACAACATTTCGTAGCCACTCAAGCATTTGTTCAGAGTCATCCTTACGATCAGAAATCTCGAACACACGAATACCTTTACCATTAGCATAAACACAGCAAAGTGTGAAGCAGTTGGGGTAAGTTTCGAGGTCATACAACCAATCGCCGGGATACCAATTCACCTTAATACCTCCAAAAGAATAGAGGGGAATTGTACCCCTCTAAGACTGTGCTGTCAAGCATTCAAAAGTCAACAACAACATTTGATCCACTCATACTTTTTCGTTCTGCATCACTGACCATAGGTTGATCTACATAAGGGTTTGGTGTAGCAAACATATGAGTCGTTTCAGGATCGTACCGTAGCCATCCTGCCTCACCAGTATTACCCGTGCGCCGACACTTTACAAGTTGTAGTTTAGTTGCAGATCGTTTGATGGGGTCTTCGTTCATCTTATCCCGAGAGATCAGAATTGTATTAAATGCAATCTGGTTGATTGAAGATGATCCCATTAGATCATACTCGCTCACAGCATGAGGATTGGACTCTGATGGTTTTCTCATGTGAGAGACAGCAATGACACAAGTATCGGTTTCTTTAGCAAACTTCAGTAGGGTGTCCATGAACTGAATGATTGCCCCGTTATCACTACTATTGATGCCAGCCTGAATGGGGTCAATAATAATCACATCACAACCCTCAGCCTTCGCAAGATAATTCAGCTTGTCGAAGATTTCATCGGTGGAAATTGATCCTTGATGATCCACATAAACAAACCGATTTTTCTTTGCAAGACCCTCAAAGAACCTGCGCTTTAGAGCTTCAATATCAACTGTTTCTCGTGCCTTAGTGCGGAGATTGACTCCCGCGTCGAGCGACAGAAGATCACGAACTACTTCTCGTTTGGTACTTTCAAGATACATTGCACCAACCTTGAAGTTGGTATTTTCAATCAGATTGTAAGTGAGATTATTCACAATGGTACTTTTACCAATAGAAGTTAGCGCACCAACCACCGTAATCTCACCACGTTCCATACCACCGTTCATCATTTCATTTAGATGACTCCATGCGACAGGAAATGGAATCTTGATATTGTTGTCTTCATTCTCGAAATCGTCCCACATTTGAGAGAGATGAAGAACATCAACACGACTGAATGGGACAGCCTTCCAAAACACTTGTTTCAGCTCGGCAGAACGACCAGAACGTAGAAGGTCTGAAGCGTCCTTAACGTCACTTGGAAATTTAGCAATAAATGCTTTACCGGGGGAAATTAGACGGGCTGCTTCTTCAAGATACCGTTGTCCGCTTTCGTCATTATCAAAAGCAAGAACAACTTTTTCAAAGCTATTAATATAATCGAAGTTGGCCTTAAACTGCTTAATAATGCTGCCGTCGCCGCAGGTAATGCTAACACACGGTGTCCAGTATTCATTGCCGTTTGAGTTAGATCGCAATACCTCCGCAAACGACATCGCATCCTCTTCACCAGTGGTAATTACAAGATACTTTTGTCCTGCTTCAAATACAGATTGACCAAACAACTCATTCGTTGCTTTTACGCTTCCTACACTATGGAAGTCTTTTGGTAGTGTGCGCTTTTTATATCCAACAATCTTACCATCACGATAGGATGGGTAATATCGTGCAACTACTTCTGTAGTGTCACCAACCATTTCGTTACGGACACCATACTTTGCGCTTGTCGCACGCATAATACCACGATCCTTCCAACCTCGAAAAGGAAGTGACTCGATATGAGAGAAGTCAGCAACTTCATCATGGTTTTTATTTGACTCAATCATTTTTACTCCGGCTTCCTCAACTTGATTGCGATTGAACGGTTTGTTACAACTCCAACAAAACGCATCGTTGTACTTTCCATTATCATCTTCCTTTTCATAGACAGCCATTCCATCTGTTGAATCACATGAGATACACGAAGTATGATACAAGAACACCCCATTTTTATCTGTCATGCAGCATCGTCCCCTTCAGGTTCATCAAGAAGGTAATCATACTC